TTGAATGAGCATACTACAAACACTCGGACTAACTAAGGACGCAATCGCCAAATTGCTAGGTGTAACACAAGCACCAGTTCAACAACCGAAATCAACAACCGCACCAAAGAGCAAAAAGACCTACAAGGGTCGCAAGCAATGGAAGATATCGAAAAGGGTGGTTGATGCCGTCAGAAATGAACCATCCAACAAGACGCTTGTAGAATTGTCCCATAAGTACAATGTTTCCGTTTACTGGGTCTGGTGTGTTCGTAAGAACAAAATCCGAGTGAATTGACCCAAATTCAGCGAGTGTGTCTTGATTGATGCTTCGTCTTATGCTTACTACCAACTGTGAACATCACACAACACCGCCGACGTGTCATGGCGGTTGGTTGCAGCCATGGGAACCGAGCCAATCAAGATGCACTCGCTGCTGTGCTGTTATTCCGCGAGAGATTCAAACCGGACGAAGTGATCCATCTCGGGGACGCCTACGATCTTGCCGCATTGCGAACCGGATCACTCCGAGACCCACAAGACTCGGACCAAGCAGATGACTATCTCGACGACATCGAACAGGGAGCCAAATTTCTAGACGATCTTAGGCCGACAGTCTTCACCATTGGAAACCATGATGAACGAGCCAAGAAGTATCTGAGCCATTACAACGCTGTTGTCAGAGGATTCGCTGAAGCTGTATGGGAACGAATGTTGCAGCCTATTGAGAAACACTGTCATACGTTTATCAAATACAATGATTGCCATGACAGATCGTTTTATCAGTTGGGCGGATTTAGGTGGGGACACGGCGTCCTATTTGGTGAGAACTTCTTGCGTGATTCAGCCGAGACTTTTGGCAACTGCGTTGTGGCTCACGCTCACCGAGCAGGTCAAGCGTCTGGAAGATCGAATGGAAATCCATTGGGCTTTTGCGTCGGTACTTTGGCAGACGTTCCTGCAATGGATTATGCCTCCAAGCGACGATCAACCCTAGCTTGGTCCCATGGGATGGTCTTTGGTGAGTACACCGAGACATCCGCCAACCTTTACCTTCACCAATGGCCACAGAACGAACAGAACTGGCACCTGCCGAGCTTCTAAAGCGGCTTAGGCTCGCCATAGCCAACCAACCAGAAGAAGTTCCCAAAGGCTGGCATACAGCCAACCAATGGGCCGAGATCTGGAACATCACGCCAAATGCTGCTGGAATCGTTCTCTCACGATCAGTTCGCATCGGAGAGATGGAGTCCAAGAAGTTCCGCATACTTTGCGGTAACCGTGGAGCTTATCCCACACCGCATTACCGTCCAACCAATGAAATACAGATCAAAAGCCAACCCTAAGGTTGCAGTCGAGTTTGTCTCCGAAGCCCAACTCCGCATCGGAGAGACCAAGAGACTTGCCGTCATCTACCAGCGCGACGGATACACCTACGTCAGACCAAAGGCAGAGTTCTTCGACAAGTTTGTGCTGGACGAGAAACCGATCCCGAGTTAGCAGTAGGGAGTCAGCGCAAGCCGTGAGAAGCGAGCGTTGGCTAACCATAACACAAGCCATGTTCAACCAATTTATCCCCACTCTTTCCGTGTACGTCGCGTTGCTTGTGCGCGAGTTCTCACCACGGACTGAGTGGGGTTTCTGTTTGATACATGAACGAAGACAAGAAGACCCGTAAGGCACCAGCCTTTCAGTTGTACACCGATGACTTCCTAGCTGGAACCATCGAAATGTCCCAAGAAGAAGTTGGTCAATTCATCCGACTTCTTTGCCACCAGTGGAACCGCGGTTCAATTCCGGTTGAAACCGAAAAGCAACAACGGTTGGCTGGCGGTTGCGTCTCGGTTGACGTGCTGGCCAAGTTCGATCACTGCGATGATGGTCTCCTAAGGAACAAGCGGCTTGAGTCTGTAAGGACCGAAAAGGGCAAGTTTCTGCTAAGCCAGTCTGTAAAAGGCAAGTTATCCGCGGAAAAACGCAGATTGGAAGCTCTAGAGCGTCAAAGTCAATCCAACCAAAGTTCAACCGCGGTTGAACCGGTGTTGCAACCGGAACATCAACCGGATGGTCAACCGGAATTCAACTCTCCTTCTCCATCTCCTACTCCTAATAAAGAAGAGAGCATTGCTCCGAAGTCGCAACGCTCGCGCTTTGTTCCACCAACGGTCGAGGAGGTTGAGATTCGATGCAATGAAATCGGACTCGCGGTTTCAGAAGCTTCAAAGTTTGTGAATTACTACGAGTCGAAGGGTTGGCTCGTTGGCAACTCCAAGATGAAATCTTGGAAACACGCTTTGGCTGGATGGAAAGATCGTCAGAACGACAGAAACCAACAATCACCAGCCAAGTCATCAACCCTTAGCCTCAACATAGAGGATTATATATGAACGATCCGTTCTACGCTTCTGAAGACGAACACGCCGTCATTGGTTGTTGTATTAACGGTGGCGTTGATATTTGTTCTGATGCATTTGCCGAGATTCAAACCTCGGCATTCCAGACCGAGACGCTGGCGATGACCTTTGACCTGCTAAAAGGCATGGTCTCTGAGTCGAAGCAAATCGAACTACCGGAGATGATGCGGGAATGGAAGAAATCCTTCCCCAACGCTCCGGTGCCGTTTGAAGTCTGGAACAAAGCTCTGGACTTGTCGCCATCACCGGCAGGATACCCGATGTTCGCCAAGACCGTCTTGGAGGCCGCACATCGTCGCCAACTGCGAGCCGCTGGAGACCGCTTGATGAGGGATTCCGCTGTCTCCACCCTCTCGGTCGATCAAATCGTCTCTAATGCCGAGCAGGGACTCGCCATTGACGCCTCCAAAGAGACCCTCAGACCAGCAAAGTCAGTCGTCAGCCGGTTCATCGACCAAACTCAAGAGCGTTTTGCCAGAAAGGGTCAACTCTCTGGGGTCACGTCTGGCTTCTTTCATCTCGACCGTCAGACCGATGGATTTCAGCTTGGTGAACTGGCCATCTTGGCTGCACGTCCGTCCATCGGAAAGACGGCCATGGCGATTGCCTTCGCTGAAGCCGCCGCTATCCGAGGAAAGATTCCAACCCTGTTCATCTCTCTGGAGATGTCCGACGAGGCCATCGTGCGGAGAATGGTTTCAAACATTGGGTCGATACCAATGCAAGATATTAGAACCGGAAACATGACAGAAGGCGGGATGCGATCTATGAGCAGTGCCTGTTCTCGTATTGCTACAAGTCCTCTCCATTTTGTGTCTGGTTCATCTGTATCCGGTATTGCTACAATCACAGCAACGATTCGCCGTGCCGTCAGAAAGTGGGGGGTCAAACTGGTATTGATAGATTACCTCGGAAAGATTCACGGCAGCAAACCAGCCGAGAAGCGCACGTACGAGGTCGCAGAGGTTTCTGGAAAACTCAAATCCATCGCTGCCGATTGTCAGGTTGCGGTCGTCGCTTTGGCCCAGTTGAACCGCGAGAACGAGAAGGATAAGGGCAGATCACCCAAGCTGACCGATCTGGCAGACTCCGGTCAGATCGAACGTGACGCTGATCTTGTGATGCTCCTGAATCGCAATCGAACCGAGAAATCAGGAGAAGCACTGATTGCCATTGGAAAGCAACGTGACGGCGAATGCGGTGTCGTGAAGCTCTGGTATGACGGACAGTTCTGCCGCTTTGGCGAGATTGCCTCAGATACCTAAATCCCAACGCTGGGTTGACACCATAAACAAAGTCTGTAAACTGCCTCTCGACGGTACAAATCCCCCACAAATACCATGGTAATCGGAAAGATTGACGTTACGAAGGTCGATAAGACCCATCTATTCAAAGGCAAGTCTGGAACTTATCTCGACATTGCTTTAATCCCCAACAAGACCGGACGCGACCAATACGGTAATGATGGAATGGTCGTTCAGTCTGTCTCAAAAGCAGCAAGACAAGAAGGCAAGAAAGGTCCGATCCTCGGCAATTATGTCGACATGGACCAACGCGATAAGCCGCAGACCAAAGCAAAGCCGGTCTCCGCAAATGACCCCATCGGACCTGAAGACGACATCCCGTTCTAATATACGTTATGGCACGCAACCGTTATCTATGTAAGAAGGTCGAAGAAGGTGAGATTGACCGTCTCGACCCACTCGAAACGCAAGCAAGAATCACACTCCTAAGCCAAGCACCGAATATCATTACAAGTGCCATTGCCAAAGGCTGGATCTCTTATCCAACCAAGACAAAAGTCCAAGACGACAACTCCGAATCAATGACTTGGTTATTGCGATACGATTGTGAGCGAGCTTATCACAACAGACAGAAGGGGATGTCTTACAGAGACATTGCCAAGATGCTGGGTGTCGGACTCTCTCGCGTTACCCACATCTTGCATCGCGGAGAATCCATCGTGTTGGAACGCAAGCTCAATGACATCGGTGTCAAACCAATAAGCGTTCCCGATAAAGCAACCGTAAAGAAGCACACCAGCACAAGCAAGAGCATTAACAAGCGCAAGCGTTTGTGATTTATCAATATC